GGTAGAGATCGCCCCGGCGGACGCGTTGTTGGTTACTTGGACGATGATGGTGTAGTCGCCTGACGCAGTCGGCGCGGCCAGCGTAAATGCCCCGCCGTTCACGATCCGCTTCAGGTTCCCGCCGGCAGGGGCCGGGGTGTACGTGCCGCTGGATTTCGTTCCGTCGTCGGCTGCGGTCGCGGTGTATCCGGCAGTCAGGTTGTCGTCGGCGTCCGCCTTGAGGATCTCAGCGTCTGCAGCCTCTTTCGCGTCGAGCTGTGTCTGGATCGCACTGGTGACACCGGCTGTGTAGTTCAACTCCGTCACGGTGGCCGTGATGCCATCCAGCGTGTTGAGTTCTGCCGTGGACGCCGTAATGCCGTCCAGAACGGCCAGTTCGGTGCTGTCCAGACTGCCAAGGAATGTACCTAGAGCAGTCCAGTTCCCGTTCAGGGCCGTTCCCCACGTGTCCTCAGATCCACCGATTGTGGGCAGAGAATAAGAAAATACAGCCATCAGTAGCTCCTAATTTTGACGCGCGGGTTAGTCCCGGCAAAGCGCGCCTGCTGGCTCGCTGTGTTCGCTTCCTGCAGGGCCTTCTGGTACATCCCGCCCCAGATCGATACGCGCTCGTCGTCCTTCAGGTATGGAGCGGACTGCATCAGGGTGCCGTACAGGTAGATGTCTGGGTGGTAGGTCATCACCCAGTTTGTGGCGTTGCTGTCTGACAGTGCCGGGGGACGGGCTACATACTCCAACGTGATCTGCATACTGGCAGAAGGCGTGGGGTAAAGCTCCAGCTTTCCGCTGGTCAGGGCGTAGCTGGTCGGAGTTCCAGAAGTATCACTGGAACGGCTCCGCATGTCCTGCATGTCTCCCCGGCTAGCTAATTCGATGCGCTCTGAGTTCGGCCCCGTGACCCGCGCCACTTCAATGAAGTCAGCCGGAAGGGGTGAGAACTGGTCGGACAGGGAGGCAAATACAGAAGCCTCCATGCGCCAGTGACGCAGGGTCCGGTTCATGTCCGCCTCCGCGAGCGATATAAAGCTCGGGATTACCGCCGTCAGATCGTCCCGCAGGAGCCAGTCGGCAACGGCGGCTTTCAGTTCAGTGTACGTCGTCAGGCTCATTGCAACAGCCCCCTTTCGGTCAGGTATTGCTTAAATTCGGTTGGTTGTTGGGATAGCAGACCACCGCCTGAAAAGAAGTCTAAAACGCCCATACTAGCGCCTCACCCTCGTTATTTCGGCACCCGCAGGGCCAAGCCGCTGAGGCCTTACCTCAAAATTGGAGCCTAAAATGTAACGCAGATAGTCTTGTAATTCTTGCTGCCTAAAACCTTTTTGGTAGGTGTCCCGGCTTGTAATTAGGGACATAGGCTCTGGACCCGGAACGCCTTTAGCCGTCAACACATCCCGACCGCGTGTTGTTATCAAGCCCCGACCTCCCGGCGCTATAACCCGACCGATGTCTTCCACGATGTCGTCGCGCACCTCTCGCGGAACTACGTTCAGGACATTGAAATTAGTAAGGCGATCATAGGATTGGCTTGGGATGGCTGACGGGTCAGTATAAGTCGGAATAAACCCCTCTCTAGGAAATGGCTCAAACGCGTCGAAACCAAGCTCGCGCGCGCCTAAACCAAGGCCCGCCCCATAATCCAACCCCCGACCAGACGGCCCTAAAATATCGGCAGCTTTCGTATAAGTAGGCAGGGTGCCTGCGATCTGCGTGCGCTGCGCATTCGACAGCGGGGGTAGGCTGGCAGGGGTTTCGGGCTGGCGCTCAAAACGCCCTATACGATCAGGAGAGAACCGCATATCCGCGACATCTTCTCCGCCAATAAAATACTTCACCTCTGCCGGGATTGTCTGCTCACCTAAATTGCGAGCCAGAGCGAGGCGTGTGTTTCCCTCTATCACATAAGGCACGCCCCGGTCGTTCACCCCGACGAGAATAGGCGTAGGGTTCCAGCCCTCCTCCGCCACTTTAGCAGCTAAGGCATCATACTGAGCCTCTCCGGGATATCGAAGTTCCCCGACACTGCCTTTGACGTTAAAAAGACGCGAGACAGGGAGGTCAAGAACTTCATCGTAGTACCCAGTAGGAGAGCCATACAGGCGCGTCTGCGCGAAGGGATTGCTGCTTGTAGACGCATACTCATCAGCCGCCCTGACTTTACCCTCAAGCCAACGCCCTCCGGGGTTATCTGTCCTCATAGCACTTAGGCTCTGACGAGGACGGGTGGGCGAAACTGCCTCAAGCAGCCCTCTAGGGTCTCCCTCTAACAGTGATCGTCCTGCATATATCGCATCAGACGGTATGGATCTGGCAGCAGCCCCGACAAAGGGCAGAGCGTCTAGCGCCGCGAAACCCGCGTTCAGGGCTGCGGACCCGTAGTTGCCTTCGTTGTAGTCCCTCCGGGCCTGATCTCCGGCCATGAGCGTACCCGTGTAGGGGAGGAGATCCAGTAAGTCAGCGGCGCGGTGACCAAAGCGGTAAAATGAGCGTGATGACGAGTTCGGCAGGAAGTCAGACAGTTTGTCCCCTATATAGCCCGCCACCGCCTCCTGCGTGGTCGGCGTGCGGGCGCGTATGGTAGGCTGGGTCTCAGCCTCATACTGCGCCGCCTCCGCCTCCATAATAGGCGAAAGCCGCTCGTAGATAGACGACATCTCCGACCACGCTTCTGGAGACAGAGTGCCGGTATCTGTGTACGCGCGGTGCAGGGCGTTGTACCTGCCCTCCATCATAGCTCGGTCGCGAGGGTGCATGTCAGAAGCCATCTAACAGACCTCTTCTGGGGGATCTTTCTTGATCTTGAGGTGCCAACAAGCCGCCGCCTACAGCCGCTCCTCCAAGCAGGGGAACAGACAGGGGCGCTCTGTTTTCGATAAAGTCACGAAGCATGTCTTCTCGGCTTACACCCCTCTGCAGGGCGCGATTATCCAAGGCTCGGCGAAACAACTCCATAAACGTACCTTGGCTTTCATCCGCCAAGCCCGTGATATCTCCAGCTCCCATCCACAGCGAGGCTTGAAATTGTGCGGGCGTCATGCCGTATCGTTCAGCCACACGCCCCGCCATATCCTCATACGCCGCGTACTCATTCGCCTTGGGTGTGTCCGCCCACGCGGTCGGCATACTCGACAGGGGGCCGGTATCCGTAATCACCCCCTCTGCGGCAGCGCGTCGTAAGTTAACCGTAGATACGGGCTTGCCGTCTACAGTCCTCGTGGTGACATATCGTTGTATCCGGCGAGGGCCATATGCATCTCTCAAAATTTGCATATTTTCGGCTGACAATCCGGCCTTATCGGACAGGAAATCCATACCTCCGTCCGCCATCGCGAGCATACGCATGAAGTGCATATCGGCGGCAATGTTCGTGTCGTCACCTAAAAGATCGTTGCCAAAGCCTTTTACCTTCGGGTTGGCTTTAAGCCAGCTACTGAGCGCAGCGCCGGTCAGGCCCTCCGGCACGTCGCGGTCCCACGAACCGGCTTCTCGGTTCGCCACGTTTAGGGCTTGGTTTTTCTGCTTCAGGTGGCCGTAAGCCGGGTTATCAGGAAGGTCAGGAACATCAATACCCAGTGCCTTTGCAGCGCCGTGGGGCGTAGCCCGATTTTTAGCCATATAAGCGGTTACGCGCTGACGATCTTCGGGCGATAACGCGCGGTAAAAACTCGCCACTCGGATGTTCCCCGGAACCTTTGCGCCTGTGGACGTGGTGCCAATAAGCTCCATGTACTCGCGCCACTGCCGATCCCCCTCGACATCCCCGAGACCACTTCTAAACCAATCTCTAAGCTCTTCGGTGTTGTACCAATCTGGCCCTCCCAAGGCCGTGCCGCGTTCGATGTAACGGTCAAAGAGGCCTTGAATAGGGCTTTCAGGGTCGTCTATCTGAGACTGCAAGCGGTCAAAGCGCGGCGTTGTTTTAGCGGGCCTATACCTCGGGTAAGGCGTAGTCCGATTAGGGGCCGCGCCCGAATACCTCGGGTTCGCCGTGTGGGGCGGGGCGTTGACGCTGCTGTAGTCGGCTAAGGTCGGACCTCTGTTACTCCCTATGCCGGACACGGGAGGAGTAGACGGCACTATCACGGCACTGGGCGGAGCGGGGGGCAGAGGAGGCAATCCTGAAGGCGCGCCTGTCACGCGGGGCAGTAGCCCCCTCGTAGCGCTTCTGGCAATGTCGTCTCGTATCCCCATTACTGGACCCCCGCACGGCCCGCCGAACGCATGAGCGAACTCAAGTAGTCGCCGTACGCCTGCATACCGTCTGGCGTCATGTAGCTTCCAAGGCGGGCGTCGAATGGATCATCTTGGGGGACCAGCGCGCCCAAGCGATCCAGAAGACCCGCGTACTCGGAAGTCATCATGGGGCCTTCAGTTTGCGGAAGAGGCACGGGCATACCCCGGTCGCGGAGGCTCTGCTCATAGTTGGCGTTGAGATCTGCGTCCGTGGGCAGTTCCGGGTAATCCGGGTTGACCAAGCCTTGGTCGCGGATGAAGTCATCGTAGCCTGCCCGCAACTCGGCAATCGGCGTGAAGCCTCGGTATTCGGTAGGGGCGGGGGCGGCGAAATCTTGATATTCAGTAGGCGCA